ATTCAGTTTTATAGCCACATTTGAAGAAGAAGGGTTGACTAGAGCATGACCTACTTAGAACTTGTAAACGATGTGTTAGTGCGCCTCAGAGAACCTGTAGTAACCACTTTCAACGAAACTACCTATACCACCCTGATTGCTAAATTTATCAATGATGCCAAGCGTCAGATTGAAGATGCATTTAGTTGGAATTCCTTGGGTACAACCATCACAGTTACAACTGCCGCTACTACCTCTACCTATTCCCTTACAGGGGCTGGTCAGAAGTTTCAAGTCATGGATGTAATCAATACAACTAGCCTTTTAGGGCTGAAAAACATTAGTTTTGTGGACATGAACCGCAAACTAAACTTTGCTCCTATTGCAACAGGAACGCCAACAGAATATGCTTTTGATGGGGTAGATGGCTCTTACGACACACAAGTAAAACTCTATCCAATACCTAATGCGGTATACACAATCAAATTTATGTTGACTGTTCCACAAACAACATTGGCATTAGATGCTACTGTAGTAAAAGTTTCTGATGTTTTAGTGGTGCAAAACGCTTATGCAAGAGCATTGGTAGAGCGTGGTGAAGATGGTGGATTATCCTCTTCAGAGGCATACCTCTTGTATAAAGCAATGCTGTCTGACTATATTGCTTTGGAAGGCACACGCTATCCAGAGAATAAGGAGTTTGTCAGCATATGACGCAAAAATTGCAGACCTTTAGTGTTCAAGCGCCAGGCTTCTTTGGGCTAAACACGCAAGACTCTCCTCTGACATTGGAGGCAGGGTATGCATCCATTGCCACCAATTGCGTCATTGACCAATATGGACGTATTGGTGCACGAAAAGGCTATTCAAGGGTTAATTCATCCTCTGGCAATTTAGGCGCAAATGACGTAAAAGTCATACATGAGTTAGTGCAACTTGATGGAACACTAACTGTATTATTTGCTGGAAACAACAAGTTATTTAAACTCAGTTCTACTAATACAGTTACAGAATTGACCTATGGGGGTGGCGGTACTGCCCCGACTATTACTGCAAGTAATTGGCAATGTGCATCTTTAAATGGCATTACCTTTTTCTTCCAATCTGGCTTTGACCCTCTGATTTATGACCCTGCTGTAAGCCTAACCACTTTTAGGCGGGTGTCTGAAAAAACGGGATATACAGGCACAGTTCCTTTGGGAAACATTGTTATTTCTGCTTTTGGTCGCTTGTGGGTGGCTGATACTTCAGCAGACAATGTAACGATAACTTTTTCTGACCTATTGGCAGGACATAACTGGACTGCTGGCACATCTGGCAGTCTTGATGTTTCTAGGGTTTGGGCTAATGGTGCGGATCAGATAATGGGTTTGGGCGCACATAACAATTACTTGGTTATCTTTGGTAAGCGTCAGATATTGGTTTATGGAGGAGCGACAACCCCATCCACAATGTCGTTGGCTGACACTATTGGAAACATTGGTTGTTTATCAAGGGATTCCATAGTTTCTACGGGTTCAGACATTGTTTTCCTATCTAATTCTGGTGTGCGTAGTCTTTTGCGAACCATCCAAGAGAAGTCTGCCCCATTGCGTGATTTATCAAAGAATGTTCGTAATGATTTGATGGACTATGTATCTAGTGAAACACTACCTAATATTAAGGCTGTTTACTCTGAAGTTAATGCTTTTTACCTTTTAACGCTACCTATTGCCAAACAAGTCTATGTTTTTGATACAAAGGCACAGTTGCAAGATGGTTCTGCTAGGGTAACAACTTGGGATTCTATTGAACCAACTGCATTGTTGGCAAAAAGAAATGGTGACTTGTTAATAGGTAAAAGTGGATATATAGGAAAGTATGGGACATTTCTTGACCATGCATCTTCTTATCGTTTCCAGTATTACACCAACTATGCAGACTTAGGCGATGCAAACATCACTTCTATTTTGAAGAAGATTTCTGTTGTTGTCATTGGTGGAACTAATCAAACATTTACAATTAAATGGTCGTATGACTTTTCTGGGCAATATTACGCATCACAAGCAACTATTCCTATTGCAACAATTTCAGAATATGGAATGGCTGAGTATGGTGCTAATGGTATTCCTGTTGCTTACTATTCTTCAGGTATCCAGATTGGCACTTTGGTTGGTCAAGCATCTGGCTTTGGCAAGGTTGTGCAAACAGCGTATGAAATTGATATAAATGGTTCTGCTGTGAGCATCCAAAAGATTGAGATTCAGGCTAAAAATGGAAAACTTGGGTAAGGAATAAATATGGCTAATTACACGAAAACTACCAACTTTGCGGCTAAAGATGCGCTTGCTTCAGGCAATGCTTCAAAGGTTGTTAAGGGTACTGAGATTGATACAGAGTTTACAAATATCCAAACGGCTATTGCTACGAAGGTAGATGGAACATTGTCAAACTTCTCTTTTGTTGAAGCATCAAATGTGTTGTATATCTACAATGTATCTACACCTGTAGCAAAGATTGATGCCTCTGGCAATTTGACTGTGATTGGTAATGTCATAGCAAATGGAACGATGTAAAGGAAAATTGTATGGCAACCACAAATGAATTAGTAAATGCTGTTCTTAAATGGACGGTAGAAAACCCAAACGCCACCAATCAACAACTTGCTACTGCGGTACAAGCCGCTGGCGGTCTTACGCCTGAACTTGCAAAAGTTTTGGCTGTTAAGTATGGGACAACCACGGACGTAATTAACTCTGTATATACAACGTCAACTGCTCCTGCACCTGCTCCTGCACCATCAGGGGGATTATTTACACCTACAACTACTTCACCAGTAGCAGTACCTACGTATGCTCCATTAGGAGATAAACCTACATTTGATGAAGTAGTAGGCGCAATCAATAGTGGTCGTGCTGTTGTAAAGCCATTGCCGTTAAGCCCAGAACAATTTGCAGAAGAAAATCGGCAACACCTTGATTATGGTGTCTATGTTGATGGAAAATTAGTTCCAACTTCAAATGACTTTGGAGTAATTCCACAAAATTTTAAAGTGTCTTATGACCCAATAACTGGTGAAGGCATTTACGACCACACACAACCACAAGAAATTAGATTACGGGAAAGAATTGGTGGCAGTCAGTTTAAAGACGTAAACATGGCGTATGACACCAAGACTGGTGCTGTCGTTCCTCCTAAAGAAAATCAATTTTATACAAGTGGAAGTAAAGATTCTGGTTTTAACGTAGCAGGTCTTATAAGCGATATAGGAAAACTTGCAAATAATGTAAAACCGTTGATTTTGACGGCGGCTGGATCGTATTTGGCTGGCTCTGGTTTATTAGGTGGAGCAACATCAACAGTAAATCCTTATTCTATAGCGGCTGACTATGGTGCGCCAACGGCATCTGGTGGCTTAGGACTTACTGGTAATACTACTGCTAATTTAGCAAGCATGGGTGGAGCGCAGGGGCTAACTACTGCTGGAACAGGATTAACTGCGGCAACATTAGGTGAACTAGGTGGTATTGCGCCTTATGCTGGTCTTGGTGCTGGCATTGGAACAACTGGGTTGGCTTCTGGCACAGGCTCATTGCTTGGCTCTGGAGCGGCTTCTAGTCTTCCTCCTACTCCTACTACTACTACTGTTACTCCTGCTCCTGCTCCTACCACTACTCCTCCTACTACTGTTCCTACTGCCGCTCCAACTGCTGTAGTTCCTCCTGTAGTTCCTCCTGTTATTCCTACTTTTGCTGATAAAGTTCTCACAGGAGTCGGTGCTGGCTTATTAAATCCTAACACCATACAAGGTGGATTGCAGACTGCTGGTGGATTATTGCAAACCCAAGCAGCTAAGGATGCGGCACTTCAAGCGCAAAAAGATTTAGCATTAGCAACTAGTCAAGCAACTACAGGCGCACAGTTTCGTCCAGTAGGTGTAACAACTAAATTTGGTACATCTCAGTTCACAACTGATCCTATTACTGGTCAGTTAAAAACTGCTGGCTATACAGGATCGCCTGAAATTGTTTCTGCACAAGACCAACTAATGAAGTTGGGTGCTGGTTATCTAGCACAAACTCCTGAACAAGTTGCTTCAGACTATCTAAAAAAACAGTATGAATTGCTTGATCCAAGTCGGCAAAGACAGTTAGC